TCGTTCTTAGCGGAGACGGACGATGAGGATGATCGCAAGACGACGATCACTCAAGAGTATCTTGCTAAGGCGCAGGAGGAAGAGGATGATCGAGCAGCAGCGGCAGCAGTCAGTAAGCGGCAGTCCAATGTTTTTGCTGATTTATCGAATACCACAATCCGTTCTCCTTTTGCCGAGCCACAGCAGCCGGTAATGATGAAGGATGGCGGGGATGTAAATGCTGAGGACTTAAGCAAGCCGTCTTTTGGCAATCCTAATATTCGTAAGCAAGGCGAGGCAGCAAGGAGACTTGCTGCAATGCGGGATGTCAACACATTACCCGATCCTAAGACCTACGCAGCGGTAGCCGGGGCGCTTGGCACACGGCCCGATCAGATGGGGTTTAGCGTATTAAATCCCAAGTACAAAGAAATAATGGACGTAGCCAATCCTGCTTTTTATGCAGGTACGGCGTTGCAGATAGCCCCCGTTGCTCAGGGTCCCGGAATGGGACGTATGGTTGGTGCTGCGGAAAGAGCTTTGGAGCCAGCGGTACGCAGAACATTGGAAGGCGGCGGTAAGGCTTCTGAAATGTTGCAGGCTTTGGCGGCACCGCCCTCACAGATGTTTGTTCGTGCAAGGCCGGAAGCAGCAGCGCGGCACGCGGACCTGCAGGCTCAAGGCTTGTCACCAGAGCAAATCCGTGCGCAGAATTTAACTTTGGTTGATAACCGCGGTAATTTGTTGGAAGAGATCAGTGATGCGCCGGCAGTTTTGCAGCAAAAGACTGCCTCTGTTCCACGTATGTACTACGATATGTTAAAGCATCCCGAACTTCAAAGCATTTATCCAGCATATGACATGCCTGATGTGCGGATAGGAACAACAAGGCGCAAAAATGCCCCGTTAGCTGCGGCGTCTTTTGGGGAGAAAGAAGGAATTCAAGGAACAGTGCGTAGTTTGCCGGGTGATGATGTTAGGGGCACGGTCCGCGGAACTTTATTGCACGAGGGCCAGCATGCAATCCAGTCCATGGAAGGCTTTACAGAGGGTGCAAACCCTAGTTCTTTTGTTGCTTACGTTAAAGCAAAACGCGGTATATACGATGCTGATCCTACGGTCAACGAAAATGTTATTCGAGAAATGGAGAGGGTGTATCCAAATTTGTCTGACATTACAGACAGGATAGGGCAGGATCTTAAAGCTAGGTATGGCAAAGTTTTTCCTTCAGACAAACGCATGGGAGAAGCTTTGTACAGGCACATGCCGGGGGAGGTGCAGGCAGAGTTGGCTCGTATTCGCAGTAACTTGACGCCGGACGAGCTTAAAGCAACGCCGCTTGAGACATCGATGCAGCAATTAAATATTAATCCTGCCAATATTTTAGAAATGAACAAGATGGGTTCACGCCTTGACAGGCAAATTGGTGATTTGGAATATGATGTTTATGGCTATGCCGACGGCGGTGTTGTTCACCGTGCCGAAGGCAGCCCTAAAGAAGGCGAGCGCAAATTAGATCCTGAGACAATTCGTATTTTGCGCAACGAAGGCACATCTCCTACGTCATTAAAACGTGTAGATCCTCCGCTTGAATTAAATCCATCGGCAGCAGGGTTGCCCGGATTGATGATGTACAACGATCCGTCACTGACCAGAACTACTACATCTGGTTATATTTTAGATAGCAATGATAACAAGAAAAACTTTGGCATGGCTCAGGCGATGTTTTTAAACCCAAGTAAGGGCGAGAGGGCAGACACTGTTGCGCATGAAACAGAACATTTGTTGGCACGTCAAAACCTAGGTAGTGGAGCTAACGTTAATAGCAAATTTGATGAGTTGATAGGCGATAAGGGCAATTCTCGTCTTAAGTTTGTTAGAAAAGCGGTAGAACTTGGCCCTTACCTAGAAGAAAAATACAACATAAAGAATGCTTACTTTGATCCAAAAATGCTTGAGTTCCAATCTAAATTTGGAATGGGCAAGAACCTTTTGTATGAACAGTTAGCGTCACTGTCAGCAGCAGAGCAGCGTTTAAAAGTAGATTTGACCAAAGATCCGGAGTTACGTAAGACTTTGTTCTCACGTCCCGATGTCCGTGAGACATATAACGCTCTTACAGGTTTGCGTCAAACGCGCCTAGACCCGCGGGACTTGCCACCGCATACACGCGTCGCAGAACCCGGCATGTTGGATGCTATCAAAGGTGTGTTTAAGCGTGCCGAGGGCGGTCCTGTTTATCGCGCAAACGGTAGCCCAGAAGAGGGCGAGCGCTTGACACCGCAACAGATTGAAAGAATCGCGGCCCAAGAATCAGCGGAGCGGGAAGCACTAAGCACTCCGGCATTTATTGCACAGAAGTCTGGCATTGGTCGCAAGGCAGGCCCTGTTTCGCAGGCATTGCAGTCGGGTCAAGGACAGATAGAGTTCCTTAAAGGCATGACCAACGTACCGCAAAATATTTTGGGTGCGCCGATGGATATCTCCAACATGATTGCCGGCGTATATGGCGGTGGTGTTGAGAAGCCGTTCATGGGCAGTGAGTACATCAAAGAAGGACTGCGTGCAAAGGGCCTAGGGTTTACCCCATCTACGGATCCCACGTTAGCTGCGTTCTACGGCGCGGGTGACCTAGGCAGTAACCTTGTTAATCCGGCAGGCGTTACGCGCGCGGGTGTGCAGGCGGCAGGAAAGACGGGCGAAGCAGCAAGAATGTTGGCCCAAGACTTCCAGCAATACAACCAGAACCTAGCAGTTCCCGGTGCTTCGTATGCCGTTCGCAATAAGGGCACACCGATTGCTATGACAGGGCTTCCATTTTTGCCTAATGTTGATGAAGCAGAAAAAGTAGTTAAAATGGTAACAATTGGTCAAAGAAAAGAACCACTGGAAGTAACGGATAAATCCTTAAACGATTGGTTTTCAAAGACAGTTACGCGATATCTTCGTTCAGATTTTGCAACACCTCAAGATCAGTTGGTCAGGGCTGCAGAAGAGAACAAGATGCTGCATCTTGCCCCTAAAGAATTCTCTGATTCGGCAGAAGATCAAGCACTTAAACATTTCCTAGGCCGTAGACAATCTGATTTAGAGTACATGCGTCAAGCGGAAGGGTTTGGTAAGTCTAATATGGCAACAACACCATACGGACAACGCATAGAGGACATTACAGATATTTCTGCGTATCCGGAAAGACTGGAAGATTTAACACCAAACAGGGTGCCTGCAAGCATGCGCAATCTTGTAGAAACTCAGCCCGAAGCACGGGTAACGGATTTTGCGCCCAACATAGTAGAAAACCTAAAGTTAGAACAGTTGCGGGACAAGATGCTGGATGTTCGTCAATCAGACGGAAAGTATGGAGCATACGGCCAGCCTGCCGTAAAAATACCTTCAGAATTTTTGCTACCAGACGATACATTGGCAAAATTAAATGTTGCAGCAGCGTCTAACCGGATGGCTCGGTATACAAACTGGCAAAACGAGACTAGACAGAAAATGGCCACTACGGCTCTTCGTGCAGATCCTGCGTTTCCAAGAGCGGAGTTACAGGAAGGTAAGTTTTTAGGTGTTGCATTGCCTGATATTAAGAAAAACCCAGAAGCCAAACAATTAGTCATTGATGTGGGATGCGATGGGGGATGGTGCACAAGGTACACACCAAACGCTGAAGCCTATGCCTCTGGGTTTAGTCGACTGCATGTAATAGTAACGGGAGAAGGCAAACAAGCGCGCCCTGTTGCCCAGTTTGCTATTGCTGATTCTGGCCCATCCTATGATACAAAACGTTTTTCTATTACTGAGGTAAAAGAAAAAGGAAACACAAAAGACTTTGCAAACAATCCGGCACTCCCTGCAATTCAAGAATACGTTCAGTACCTTGACAAAACATACGGCGGCCTTGATTATGTGGATGACTTAAAAGGGCTGCGTATGACAGCGTTGCCTGAATACCCAATGCAACTGTTAGATTTGTTTAACCCCACTGTTCAACAAAGAAGAATGTTGGAAAACAAATATGGTAGTGAGGAGAACGGCTTCAGGGCAGTCAGGGACAAAGCAGTTGATCTAAACAATGGATCTCGGTTTATGACAGGGAATGAAGATGCGGTTGCTAATTCGCTGGAGCAAGCTATGCAACTACTTGTCGGTCCAAAAGAAACCTTAGCACGCCGAATCCAAATGAATTTATTTGGACTCCCCAAAGAAAAGGCCACTGGCGGTATGATCGAGCGCCAACCCAACGATAACCGCAGATACATGTAAGGAATAACATGCCTATTGAAAAGAACAACGACCTGCCTGCTGGCAACATAGATGTTGAAGTTGAGAGCATGATGGTAGAGGACATGCCTGACATAGAGATCGTGCTTGATCCAGAAACCGGAAGCGTTGATGTAACGCTAGGAGCGAAAGAAGATGAAGTGCCCTTTGGCGCTAACTTAGCCGAGGTCCTTGATTCAAGTGTCTTGCAGCAGATCAGTTCTGAGTTGTTGCCTTTGTTTGAAGCAGATCAGGGTTCGCGTAAGGATTGGGAAGAGCAGTATGGCAAGGGCCTCAAACTGCTTGGCTTTACCTTTGATGAGCGCACACGTCCTTTCAAGGGTGCTGCAGCTACGACGCATCCTTTGTTGACAGAAGCGATTGTGCAGTTCCAAGCGCAGGCGCTCAAGGAATTGATGCCCGCGGACGGGCCCGTGCGCACGCGCGTACTGGGGAAAGAGACACGAGAGAAGTTGATGCAGGCGGATCGCGTGCGTGACTTTATGAACTACCAGATTACATCGGTGATGGAAGAGTACACACCTGACTTTGATCAGTTGTTGTTTTATGTAGGTTATGGTGGCTCGGCGTTTAAGAAGGTGTACTACGACGAGGATCGTGACCGGATGGTGAGCAAGTTGATCTTGCCTGACAACTTGTATATCCCGTACAACGGATCGAGTGTGATGAGTGAGTGCCCGCGGATCACGCATGTGGTGCCGATGTCGGTGAATGACTATCGCAAAGCGGTGCTCCGTGGTCAATACTTGGATACGGCAGAGGAGCGTAGCACGTCAGATGTTGGCGACAATATCATCCAGAAAGAAACAGACCGCATCACAAAGATCACGCCCAATACGGACGATGAGGAAATGGAGTTGCTGGAGTTTCAGATTGATTACGATCTGCAGGGCTTTGAGCACACGGATGAGAACGATGAGCCAACGGGCTTGCGCTTGCCTTACATCATTACGATAGACAGGACTTCTGGATCGACAGTGGGTGTGCGTCGCAACTGGAATGAGGGCGACGATTTGTTCCGCCGCAAGCAATACTACGTGCACTACATGCTGGTGCAGGGCTTGGGCGCGTATGGTTTGGGCTTCTTGCATTTGGTGGGCGGCTTGAGTCAAGCGGCAACTTCTGCGCTGCGTCAGTTGTTAGATGCGGGAACGCTTGTGAATCTGCCGGCAGGTTTCAAGGCCAAAGGCGCGCGCATTATGAATGATGATGTGCCGCTGCAACCGGGTGAGTTTAGAGACATTGATGCGGGCGGTGTGGAACTCAGTCAGACGCTGATGCCACTGCCGTACAAGGAGCCAAGCCAGACCTTGTTTGCGTTGCTTGGTTTCTGCGCAGATGCGGGCCGCAGGTTGGCCAGTGTCACGGACATGCAGGTGGGAGACAGCAATCAGAATGCAGCGGTAGGTACAACGATTGCGTTGTTGGAAAAGGGCGGACAGGTAATGTCTGCAATCCACAAGCGTTTGCATTACTCGCAGCGGATTGAGTTTAATTTGCTTGCTAAGGGATTTGGTGAGTACTTGCCTGATGAGTATCCGTATGACGTGCCGGGTGAGACAAGGTCAGTCAAGCGTAAAGACTTTGATGACCGCATTGATGTCTTGCCGGTGTCTGATCCCAACATCTTCTCTGTAGCCCAGCGCATTACGATGGCACAGACGCAACTACAATTGGCGCAGAGTAATCCTCAGATGCACAACATGTATGAGGCATATCGCCGCATGTACCAAGCGATTGGAGTGCGGGATATTGATGGTATTTTGAATACGCAGAATGTGGACAAGCCCAAGGATCCTGCAAGCGAGAACTCGCAGGCGCTGGATGGCTCACCATTGAAAGCTTTTGCTGGTCAGCAGCATGATGCGCACATCATGAATCACCTTTTGTTTGGTATGTCGCCTTTGATAGGCGGTATGCCGCAGGTGGCGGTGACGATGCAGAAACACATCTTTGATCACATCCGTTTGAAGGCCGAAGAGGCGACGGAAGCAGAGTTGTTTACGCAATACGGCACTGATCCTGACAGCATGGTGTCTGCATTGCAGCGTGAAGCCATGATTGCAATCAAAACTGCAGAGTATTACCAAGAGGCTAAGAAAATACAGACGGATTTGCAGGGTCCGCCACCAGAAGATCCATTGGTCAAGGTCAAAGAGCAAGAGATTCAGGCCAGAGCGGCCAATGATCAGGCCAAAGACAGTAACGAAAAAGCCAAAATCCAGTTGGATGCCCAAAAAATGCAGAGTGATATGGCTTTGCAGCAGGCAAAACTTGCAATTGATGCTCAAAAACAACAGCGAGGTTAAAAAAACAGCCATGCAAACCAAAAAACCTAAGGTTTCGGTGCCAAAACCAGAGCCAAAACTTAAAAAAGTACCGGTTAGTAGTGATACACCAAAGAAAACGTATGTTTATCGCAAAGATGCGTTCAAAAAGGTGTTGATTACGTAACAAACATGTGCATAATGCACTTAAGCCCACGGACAGGGGTCTCTACTGTCTGCTTCATTGGATAATCCATGCTTGAATTTACTGAAAGAACGCTGATTGCTATTAAAAACCTTCGTCACCAGACGGAGGCGTTGATTGTCAATGGCAGTGTGAAAGATATGGAGCAGTATCGGTTTTTAATGGGACGCCTTGAGGGGTTTAAGTTTGTTGAGATGGAAGTGCAGAATCTTCTCAACAAGGAACAAAACCAATAAGGAGTTTATCAATGGAAATGACTGCGCTGGAAAAGAAATGGGCGGAAGAAGCTTCTGCCCATGTACCTTCCTTGAACGATGCTTACGACAAAGAGGGTAGCCTCATTGTTGAAAAAATCGAACAGAAGGTGATGGACCGAATTCCTACTCCTACGGGGTGGCGAATCGTCATCTTGCCCTACAGAGGGGCAGAAAAAACCAAAGGTGGCATTGTATTGTCAGACCAAACCCGTCAGCGCGAGCAAGCGGCTACGGTTTGTGGCTACGTGCTGTCTGTTGGCCCACTTGCCTATGCCGATGAGAATAAATTCCCAACCGGTCCGTGGTGCAAGAAGGGTGATTGGATTGTTTTTGGTCGATATGCGGGCGCACGCTTGCCGATTGACGAAGGAGAGATCCGAATCATTAATGATGACGAAGTTCTGGCTCTTATCCAGAATCCTGAAGATATCGTTCACTTATAAGGCACCATATGGCAGATAACATGAGCACGGAGCAG